TTAAAATAGTATATTTGCACGATGGAAAAAGAAAAGAAAGCACAACCAAATGTTGTATTAACGATGCCTGAGGCTGAAAAGAAAATAGCAAGGCAACGAAGTATTGAAATATATGACGATTACCGAAGTCTATCAAAGTACATTCGTGACTTGATAGCTTATGACGCTAAACACAAAATTCTGTAAATTTGTATGATGGTAGATGCAGATGTTCTCTTTGATTTATATCTTGAAAACACCATCTACTTTTATAACGACAAAGACGAAGAAATAGGATGCTTAGTGATACTGCACATAACACAACAGAATTGAAAGAAGAAGATTCAGAATATACATTTATCTATTGGAATTAATGTGGATTTTAAACATAATAATAGTTTCAGCAATAATTGTTTTAATTGCTCTTGCAGGGATGGTAATTACTTTGTTGATAATTTACAATGCCTACGGAGGCAAACCTGATGACAAGTTAACTCAGGAGCAGATTGATGAAATTTTAAAAAGAACTTAGCGATGAACAAAACGGAACAACATAAAAAGGCAGTTATTGAAGCGTTAGAATCTTCGCTTGGAATCGTCACAACTGCCTGTAAAAAGGTCGGAGTAGGAAGAACTACATTTTACGGATGGCTAAAAGATGACGAAGATTTTGCTAAGCAGGTAAAGGATATTGAAAACGTAGCTTTGGACTTTGCGGAAACTCAATTGCATCAGCAGATAAAAGACAATGTTCCGACATCAACTATTTTCTACCTAAAAACCAAAGGAAAAAAAAGAGGTTACATTGAAAGAATGGAAACTGAAAACACAAACAAGAACCTTGATTTGTCAAACCTAACTGATGAAGAACTTGAGGAACGTCTAAAACAAGCTAAAAGGGTAACTGATGGCTAACCTTGAAGAAGTAATAATTGAGGAGGAAATTGCAAGGAGAAAAGCAAGGACTAACCTAAAAGATTACACAAGCTACACTACAACAGATTTTGAATGGCAGCCTTATCACAAAGCCTATTACGAAATTTTAGACAGGTTCGCAAAAGGCAAGATTAAGAAGCTGATGGTATCAATGCCTCCGCAACACGGAAAGTCTGAAGGTAGCACAAGGCGGTTGCCTTCTTTTATGTTTGGGCTAAATCCTAATTTAAGACTTGCAGTCACTTCATACAACGCAACCATTGCTCGTAAATTCAACCGAGATAACCAACGGATAATTGATACTCCTGAATACGCTGCTTTATTCCCTGAAACGAAACTAAACTCAAGCAATGTTGTAACAGTTGCAAGTTCATTTCTTAGGAACTCAGAAGAGTTTGAAATAGTTGGACACAAGGGAATGTTGAAGGCAGTTGGTAGAGGCGGAGCATTAACTTCTATAACTTTGGATTGCGTAATAATGGATGACCTTTATAAGGATTATCAGGAAGGTTCTTCTCCTGTAATTCGTGAATCAGCTTGGGATTGGTACACTTCGGTTGTCAAGACGAGGCTGCACAATAATAGTCAGCAGTTAATTGTTTTTACAAGGTGGCACGAGGAAGATGTAATTGGAAGGATTGAAGAAAACGAAAAGGTAAATGTAATCACTTCCTTAGATGACTTAGATTCATTTAACCCTAACGAATGGGTAAAGCTAAACTTTGAAGCTATTAAAACAAGCGAAAAGATGCCTATTGATGAAAGAGCAGTTGGGGAAGCGTTATGGGAAAATAGACATTCAATTAAAAAGCTAACTGAGGAACGCAGGATTGACCCAAACAAATTTGAATGCTTACATCAAGGGAATCCAACATCAAAGGAAGGATTGCTTTACTCAGGAGAATGGCGAACCTATGACCACATACCTGAGAACGTAAGTAAGAAAGGAAACTATACTGATACGGCTGACGCAGGTGCTGATTACCTTTGCTCGGTTTGTTACGACAGGGTTGGCGATGACATCTATATTACCGACATACTTTACACGATGGATTCTATGGAGGCAACTGAGGTTATGCTGCCAAAGATGCTGAATGATGCAGGAACAAAACAAGCGGACTTTGAAAGCAATAACGGAGGTAGGTACTTTGCGATTAACATTCAGAAAAACACCAAAGCTGCAATCAATAGTTTCCATCAGTCTATGAATAAAGAAGCAAGGATTGTTTCCAACTCAGCACAAGTCCAAAGGCACATCTTATTTCCAAAGGATTGGCATAATAGGTGGGGGATGTTTTGGAAGCATCTGACAGGGTTTAAGAAGAACTTTAGGGCAAATGCACACGATGATGCAGCAGATGTGCTTACAGGCATAATTGAAAAGAATATAGTATTTAAAAACCCAAAACAACCGAGTTATGAAAATACACATACCAAGTTCCTCAAGGGAGATTCCACAGGCTTTAATGCAGCAACTTGGAACGCAGAGCGAAACGGAGCAGGTAGCGACTTTTTTTAAGCACCTAAAAATAACCAAAGAAAGGTTTTCTGAAGAAGATGCTTTGGCAGTCTTGCTGACCTTTTATGCTTATATCGGAAACGAAGATATTGGAGAAGCACCTGCAAAGATAACTTACAACGCAGTTGATTACTTTGCTCCTGAAGACCTTCTTGACATTCCTTTAAAATTCTTGATTGAGTTGGTAAATGTAGATGTAAACTTTGACACTAATGAATTTCTTTATGCCATTACTGCTTTAATTTACAGGAAGGATTGGAATAAACCATTTAGCAAAAAGGAATATTTAGAAATGCAACCTGTTTTTTACGATGCACCATTTATTTTTTCGTTATGGAGTACAAAACTCTTTAATCAAATTATTGTAACTTTGCAAGAAAATTATCCAATACTTTACAAAGGGGAGCAAGGTGCTGAAGAAAGTGATGGAAGAAAGTTGTATGGGTTGCTAAAAATATTAGCAAATGATGATGCAACTAAAATGGAGAAAGCTGAACAAATGCCAATATGGAGAGCGTTCACTTGGATAGAACAAAGTAAGATAAACGAAATAAACCAAAAGAATGCAAACGTCAATCAAGCAAATAATAGAAAACATTAAAGTTGTAGTTAAAACCAACTTCACAGAAATCAATTATGTAGACTTTGAGAAATACGCTGATAAAGGCTTAGATAAAACAGGGGTTAGGTTGGTGTATTCTTTGGCAGATACAATGACCTTGAACTTACAGGTTGACACCTTTGCTTTGAAGTTTGAAATGCTTGACCTAATCAACACAATTGGCAACGAAGATGAACGCAGAAAAGAAGTAATTTCGGACTGCTTTGGAATCGCATCAATGTTTGTGGATTACCTTAAAAGATATGGATATTACTTTCCTGATAGCATTGCGGTAACCACAGTTAACAAAAGATATAAGGATGGATTGGGTGGAGTGGAATTTACAATCAATTTTGACTTGCAAAAAACCTGCTTGATTTGATGAAAGAATTAAAAAAGGCATTGCAGGAATATGCAGATGAATCTATAAAACAAGCGAGAAGCAATTTGAACTTGACAGGCTTTGCAGGCAAAAAAAGAAAGACTAACAATACAGGGGATTTAAGCAAAGGGTTGGGTTATGACTTAAAAGAAAACAACGAAGGGTTTGATTTAGAATTTACTTCAAAAGAAATGTATGGCATTTTTATAGAGAAAGGGGTTAATGGATGGAATAAGTCACAGAAAGCACCTTTTAAATTCAAGAAGAAAAACCTTGCAGAGGGGGTAATGGAAGAGTACATTAAAACTTCCAAAATGAGATTGAAGAAAGTATTTAAAAATAAGTCAGGTCAAAAAGTATCTCAATTTGTAGCAAAGACTCCTGCAAATATAAAGGCAGCAGCTTTTATGATGGGAAGAGCAATTGCAAGGGATGGAATTATAAGAACTAATTTTATGAGTAAGGCAAGTGACAGAGCATTTAAAGAAAAAAAAGATTCTTTAGAAAAAGCAATGGCAATAGATATGGCTTATGATATAGGAGATACACTTAGAAAACAAGGTTTCATAGTAACACAAAAATCAACCTAAATGGCAACAGTAGCAACATACACAAATACAAATCCTGACATTGGAATTTATGGACTTTACAATCCTTTTGCGGTAATAATATCAAACGATGGAACTGCAAGAGCAAACCTGACATTTAGAATTAGAGTTTCAATAGTTGGCATAGCAGACACAGAAGTCATTAGAGATGTTACACCAATTGGTCAAGCAGTAGTTGTAGAACCTTTTAAACTTTTGCAGGATACATTCTTTAAATCAAACTTTGACTTCCTTTCATTATCGCCTAATTCGTTTAACTTAGTAAAGATTGAAGTGGCACAAACAAGTTCAGCAACTGCTGATGTTCCTCCAATCTTTATAACTTATCCACCTGCACAGACAAAAGAGTTTTACGTTTACAACGGATACGAGAACCAACCTGTGGCAATCAATTACAGAGATTTTTATTGGTACTCTTTTGAGCCGATTAAACTTCCAAAGATAAAGCAGGACATTTCATTGCTTACAAATGATGGCGAGAACCTTTCTTATCCAAATCAATTTAGAGGCTTTTACGATAGTCAGGATAAAATCTTAACTGCTACAAATGTTATTACTACATTTCACAGATTAAATGGTTCTGAAATTACAGGTACTGCAACTGATGATGAACTTGGAGAACCTACTGCAATCGGTTATGGAAGGTATCAGCTTAATTTGCTTGATGCTTCAATTCCTGTTGCTGCTGCTTCGTGGAAGATATTAATACGTTACAGTAACGATGAAGACACAACCTATGATTCTGAAATAATAACTGTCAGAAGACAGGCTTGTAATCCTAAGCAAAGAAACCATAGATTGTATTGGGTTAACAGATATGGTGGCGATGAATATCAAAACTTCACAATGCTATCTGAGCAAAGTTTAAATATAACGAAGGGTAAGCGGATTCAATCTGATGGAATAAACTACAAAGCCACAACATTCACAGATATTCAGAACATCAATAATCCTAATATTCAAGAGTTCGGTAATTCAGCGACAAGAAACATTGTTTTACGAAGCGATTACCTTTCACAAATTGAGGTTGATGCTTTATCGGAATTATACAAGTCAGCTATTGTTGTAATGTTTGACGATGATGGAACGCATCCGATGGTTGTAACAACTACAAGCTACCGAATAGTCAGCGTTCAACAGGAACTTTACAAGGTTGAAGTTAACTTGCAATATGCTAATAACGAATTAATGCAGATTCAGTAAATGGTAGTTACAATTATTTTAGACATAGATGGCGTTTCACACGTTTGCAGAACTTTTGAAAATGAAAGCATTCAGATTAATAAGTTAGTTGCTTCAATTGATAATTTAGGAAGTCAGGGAACGATTACAAGGCAGTCATTTAGGCTTCCGCTTATCGGAGGATTATTGGAAGCAATAGGCGATGTTACTGACCCATCACAATCGGCAAAGGTAAACTTGAACAAATCTATAAAAGGCAGAATTTTAGTTGATGGATTTGAAAGGTTCTTTGGAAGTTTCTTCGTTGTAAACACAACCAAAGGCGATTCCAAAGAAGTAGAAATGATATTTCAAGGTAATGAAACTGACTTGAAAGCTACATTGTCAAATATTACGATGGCTGAGTTATGCGATGGTGAAACTATTGCGTATAACTATACAGAAATTCAACCTTACTTTTATGACCCATATCAATATATGGTTAATAATGGTTATTTGTGGCCTGTCATTGACTATGGAGATAATTTTACCTATGACCCTAACGCATCTGTTGGTTATGTAAATGAGTTGTTTGAGGTTAACTTTAAGCCTGCCATAACCTTGCAGAAGTTGTTTGACTTAATGCCAATCAACATTACTGTGAACAATATGCAGCAGATAATGCATCAATGTATTTTGTTGCATAACGATAAAAATAAAATACCTACCTTAACGACAAGTCCATTAGATAACACAGGTTACTTTTTAAATATTTCACCATTAGTTTTGTCAGGAAACCAATCTTCTACTAAGGTAACTTGGGGAGCAGTTAGTTTATACAATAGCGTAAGCACACCAAATTGGGATACAAATAACGATAAATATATTGTACCTGTTAGTGGTAATTATACGTTTTCTATTGAAGGAGATGTAGACTTTGTATATGGTACTCAAACAGGAATTGCTTACTTAAGTTACTTTGTAGAAACAAATTCATCAGTCCCTGATTTTGGTGCAACTTTTACAAGTCAAATTGTATATTCTAATACAGGCACAATAACCTTTAATAAAGAGTTTACAGTTAATTTAACTGAAGGATATAGCATACATTTAACATACACTTCATTCAACATATCATCGGCAACATTTACAACAAGTTTTTACTTTAAATTATTACAAGCACCTGCTTTAAATGCAAATTCTTTGGTGGATGTTCCTGCAAATTGTCCTAAGTTGACGGCTTGGGATATATTCCGAACAGTTGCCATACAGTCCAATGCTCAGATAATTTCAAACCCTGATGGAACTTATGAGATGACTCCATTTGTAGATTGGATTGAAGATAATGCTGAGGTAATAATTTTAGACGATATAATTGAAGATGGGGTTGATGTTCAGATTAAACCTTTCAGCGTTCAAGGTGCAAAGTCTATCCGTTTAGCATATAAAGAAAACGATGACTTTTATTCTAAGCAATACAAGGAATTAAAGAATGAGAATTTCGGAGAAAAGTTTATAGAAAACACAGGCACAGAATTAGCAAAGAATGAATTAAAAATTGAAGTTCCTATTTCAACAATTCCAAGCGTTCCTGTGGATTTTAGTCAAGCAGTAATTCCTAAAATGGTTGACAGTAGCGGTAATTTAATAGTTGGGAAACCTACAATACTTCAAACAAATTATGACGTAGAAGTAACTCAGATTACTAACAAAGCATTTACAAATTTTACTTTTACTTTAAAGTCCTTGTTTAATAACGCAGTTTCTGCCATTGTAACCAATGTTCCATTCATTGGAAATTGGAGGTTTCAAAATGGAGGATACGATGAAACAGATAACAACTTTGGGCAGTCACTTTCATATTGGTCAAGCGTAGGTTATCCAAGTCAAAACCTATATGAAAGGTATTGGAAAACGTATTTGGAAGAAACCTATTCTGAGCAAAGCAGAGAAATTAAAATGAACATTAAGCTGAACAGAAATCAAATTGATGGATTGAAGTTTAACGAAAAATTCTATTACAAGAATACCTTGCTAAGATTAGTTAAATTGGAAGGTATAAGTCTAACAAGCAGTCAACCTGCAACTGCTACCTTTATGAAAAGGTTTACAATTTACAAGAATCAAATTGCATTTTATTATCCTTACAATATAGTCAGTTCAATAGTTCAATGGAAAAGAAGCGATAACAATTTTGACGAAGGAAATGGTAGTGGAGCAACACCAAGCGTTGAAGCAAGTGCAAATGTTTACGGATTCTTTTACGATTCCAACCAAGATATAGCAACACAATCAGGTCAAATTTTAATCACATAAGAATGGCAGAAATATTAGAAGTTAAGACAGTAGTTGACACAACCGAAGGGTTAAGTTCAATGGGTAAACTTGTCAAGAAGTCAGAAGAATTTGTTGATACGCAAAAAGAAGCTACTGCGAATCAAAAGGCTTCAGGACAAGCAGGAAAGAAGGCAGGGAATATGACTGCTAAAGCAACAGGAAAAGCAGGTAAAGGATTCAAAGCACTTGGTGGTGCAATAAAAGCGGCAGGTATTGGTTTATTAGTTGGGGTGATTGGATTGTTAGTTGCTGCATTCAAAAATAACCAAAAGGTAATGGATGTCTTTACAAATGTCTTAGGCACTATTTCAGCAATAGGAACACAGGTTGCTGATGTAATTACTGACGTGTTTGAAAATGTAAGTGATGCAACAGGTGGATTTGATAAGTTAACAAAGGTTGCAAAGGGATTACTCACACTTGTATTGACACCTATAAAACTTGAATTTTATGCTTTAAGTTTAGGATTACAAAAAGCACAATTGGCTTGGGAGCAAAGTTTTTTTGGAGATAAAGACCCTGAAACAATTAAAGAATTAAATGCTGCAATTTTAGAAACTAAAACAAATATTTTAGAAGTAGCATCTGATGCAGTTGATGCAGGTAAAGATATAGTTGAAAACTTTTCAGGAGCTATAAGTGAGGTTGGAAAAGTTGCTGAAGGTGTAGTTGAAGGGGTTAAAGAAATAAGCATTGAAGCAACTTATGAAGCCGTAAAAACAAATACTGAACTTGCAAAATCAGCAGAATTAGCAGAAGCAGGAATTAGAGGGTTAATTGAAAAGTATGATTTACAAGCTGAAAAGTTAAGACAGATTCGAGATGATGACAGATTAACATTTAAAGAAAGAATTAAAGCCAATGAAGAGTTGGCAGTTGTATTGCAAAAGCAACAAGCGGAACAGTTAAAATTGGCACAGGTTTCTATTGATGCAGCAAAAGGACAACTTGCTTTAGACAAGAATAGTCAAGAAGCAAAAGTTGCATTACAAGTTGCAGAAAACGAATATGCTGCTACGAAAGCACAAGTTGCAGGATTTGAAGCGGAGCAGTTGACCAATAGAAATTCTTTACTAAAAGAGCAGAAACAAATTGTTGATGAATTGGCATTAGTGGGTAAGACAGAATTTGAAAGAAAAAAAGCGGAAGCATTACAAGAGCGTGACCAAAGGTTGCTTGATGCAGAATTAGCAATTACAGATGAGCAAGCAAAAAAAGATGCTTTAGCAGCAATTGAAAAAGAATATCAAAATGAACTTACGGCAATAGATGCGGAAGCACAAGATAAAATAGATGCTACTCAAAAGGCTTCCGATGATAAACAGATGGCTGATGCAAAAACATTGTTTGATATAAAAGTTGGATTAGTTAGTTCAGGGTTTAACATCTTGCAAGAATTAGCAGGAAAGAATGAGAAAGCACAAAAAGGTATTGCAGTAGCACAGGCAACCTTTGACACATATGCAGCAATAGCAGGTTCGCTAAGGGCAGCACAAACAAGTCCGGGCGCAGCGATTCCGGGCTACGCAATAGCACAAGCAGTTGCAACAGGTGTTTTTGGATTGTTACAAGTTAAAAAAATACTAAGCACTAAAACAGGTTCTTCTTCAACTCCAACTGTTTCAGGTGGTGCAGGTGGCGGAGGTGCAAGACCATCAACAGAAACTCCACGAATACCAAACTTTAACGCTACCAATCAAGGTGTAGGTGGAAGAGATGGATTCGGTTCAGTTAGGGCAGTTGTAATTCAGCAGGACATCAAAGACTCTGCATCCTTAGACAACAGGGTTGATGACCTTGTAAAGATTGGTAAATAATTTTTTTTTAAAGTTTTTTTATAAAATAGTTGTAGAAGTAAAAAGTATTTGTATATTTGTAGGGTAATAAAAAAGTAATAACAAAAAACAACAAGATGGAAGCAATGACAATTAAGACAGATGTGGTAGGTAACTCAACCTTTTACATCAACAGAGTAATTAAAGATAACGGTTTAAGTTTTAACTTTAATAGAGTTAATGAAAAGATAAACAGAACTTACCACTACAACAACGAAAGCGAATACAACAAGGCGGTGAAAAGAGCAAAAAATAAACTTGCAAACTCTTAAAGTTGTATCGAGATAAATCAGAAACCTTGCAGAAATGCAGGGTTTTTTTATGCCTAAATTTTAATTGCTTTGAATCCAATCGTAAACTTCAGAAGCTAAATAGTAAGGTGCTGCGTTTGTCGGTTTGTGAATCGGTAAGCCTTTCTTGACGTAGTTGTCAATGGTTCTTAAAGAGCATCCTATCATCTCACAGACTTCAACCTTCCTGAGTATTTCCAAATCTAAAAAGTATTTTATCGGTTTTGCCATATTGCAAAAATAAGCAAAGCAAGGAAAGGATGCAAATAAAGGTTGTATTGTTCTGTAATTTTGCGTTAATGAAAAGATTTGAACTTAAGAAAAAAGATTGGTTGGACAGTTCGGTGTTTAGAATTGCATTAGTAGAAAGTCCTGCAATTGAAACTGACTTTATTTTTTTATCAAAAGATGATAAACCTATTCAACTTTCCGTTCAAGATGAGAAGAGAATGATTTATTCGCCTGTTCTTATTCCTGACAAAGTTATTCCAAGAGTATCAGATGCAGGTGACCCATATGAAATATACTTTAGTGGAGAAACAATTGAAGACATCGCCAAAGACTATATGCTTAAAAAGGTAACATTAGGCGAATGGAATAGCGAACACAACGAAAACCAAAAGTTGGATGGTGTTGATGTGGTAGAAAATTGGATAGTACAAAATCCATTAAATGACAAAGCTACTGAGTTAGGTTTTAAAGTACCTGCAAAAACTTGGATGCAAGGAACATATATTTCAAACGATGATGTTTGGGCAAAAATCAAAGACGGAACTTATAAAGGTATATCTGTGGAAGCGGATATGAACCACGAATTAACACAATTAAATAAATCAGAAATGAGTAATACCAATGTAAAGTTAGATGCTATTCTAACGAAACTCGGTGAAATGATACCGAGCAAAAAAACTGAATTAGCATCTATGGATGTTGGTGAAGGAGTATTAATTTATGCTGAATCTTTTGAAGAAGGTGCTAAAGTATTTGCTGACGAAGCAATGACTATTCCTGCTGAAGGTTCTTTTGAAGTAGATGGTAAAACAATCACTATTGAAGGTGGAGTTTTAGTTTCTATGACTGAAGCTGAAGACTTGATGAAAGACAAGGAAGAAAAGATGATGGAAGAAGAAGTTGTTGAAGAAGTAAAAGAAGTTGCCAAAGAAGACGTAAGTGCTTTAATTGACACTTTAGTTGATGCAGTTGCTGCACAAGTTGAAGCTGCTGAATCAATGATGAAAGAAAACGAAGAAATGAAATCTGAGTTGGCATCTGTTAAAGAAACACTTTCAAGTCTTGAAAAAGCAACAAACTTAAACACAGAAAAATTATCAAAGGTGTCAAAAGTAGCACCAAAATCAATCACTAAACTCAGCAACGAAAGCGGAAGTTCAGTTGCAAATTATTTTAACAACAGATTAAATTACTAAAAAATGGCAGTAACTATTACACAGGCTTCCGACTCGATAAGCAGAGTAGAGGAAGTATTTTTGGAGGCAGTATTACAAGCAGCATCATTTGATGCAGGTTTTGGAATTAAGCAAGTTCAAGGCACAAGAGACAAGTTTTCTATGTGGGAAATGACAACAGGAACAGACATCGTTCAAGCATACGCAGCAGCACCAACAGAAGCAGGTACGGCAGCAATAAGCGACACGGAGTTTACAATTGACAAAAAGTCAATCAACCTTCCATTACCTTACGATTTGTTCAAGAACACAGAGTGGAAAGAAGCAGTAGCTAACATTCACGCAATGGGTATTCCTGAAGAGTTGAAAGTAGCAATGGTTTCAAACATTTCTGAGAAAGCTTTAAAAGTTGTAGAAAGCGAATTATGGAGTTCTAACGCAGGTGCAACAGGTGACCCTACTGCAACTATTAACGGATTCTGTAAGTTGATTAATGACAAGCTAACCGCTGCTTCATTAACTGCTCAAATTCTTTCAGGTGCTAATTCATTAGTTGACCCTACAACGATTCAAGCAAGATTCAACGGAATGGTTGCAGTTATACCAACTGCTTTGTTAAACGAGCAAGCTGATGTATTCTTTCATGTTTCTCCTGCAACTGCTTGGGCATACAGAAGAAGTTTACAGACGCAAGATATGGCAGTTCTTTCTTCTGAGCCAACAAACTTTGGTGGATTCGGAATTAAGGTTGTTCCAAACTTGAACTCAAGATGGGCAGTTTTAGGTAAGACTTCAAACTTAGGAATAGGTTTACCATCTGCACCAAACGATATCATCTCTTTAGATGTAATTGACCAAAGAGATAATTTGAAAAATCAAGCTAACATCTTCGGAAATTTTGGTTACGGAGCAGGAGCAGTAACTACTGATTGGGTTACTTACGAGGACACAACAGCATAATTTATATTTTTGGGGAGCGATTAATTTCGTTCCCCTTTCATTACTAAAACGAAAAGACTATGTCTTGTACATTAACATTAAGTGCCTACAAAAGAGGTTGCGCAACTCCTTCAGGAATTGATTCAATCTACCTTATAGACCACGAAGCACGAAAAAGTTCTGAAGCAGTTTTTAGTATTACCAACGGAGCGTTAACAATTACAAATTCAGGAGCATCAGTTCCTGCGTTTCATGTTGAGCCTGTATTTAATACTTCAACAGTTACAACACCTATAACTTCAGATGCTACTTCAAATGCGTTTAAATACGATAGAAACTTAGAATTTAAGTTGGATGGTTATGATGCTTCAATAGTAACATTAACTGAAAACTTGGTTAAAGGAAGAACAGAAGTTCTTATCAAATGGGTAAACGGAAGTTATACTTATATGGGTAACGAAAGAGGTTGTTCAGCAACAGGTTCTGATGCAGGTACTTCAGGAACTGCTTTGTCAGATGCTAAAGGTGTAACTTTGACCTTGATGGAAGAAGCTACTGCACCTATGCCAATGGTTGACTTTGCAGAATTTACTGCAGCATTTGCTATAACTGAACCTGCTTAATTATGTATTTATTTGGGAATTACGAAGGCTCTAAATCTAAGTTGATTGTAGACGCCAAAACAAAAAAAACGGAAATTGAAAAGTTTCTAAAGGACAATCCTGAATTAAAATCATATATTACCAACAAAGAAAAGGTAATTGCTCAGTACAAATTGATGGGTTTGGAATTACCAAAAGTAGAAATTAAGACTAAAAAGAGTGGTTCTAAAAAAAGGTAAATACCAATATAAAAGGGTAGCATTCGAGATTACGGATGCTACCACTTTTAAAGACATTGAATGGGTCATACTAAAATTTCCTGAATTAGAATCAGTAATTTTACAGAATCCAAAATTAAAAAAGAAAAAGGTAAGTGATAACTATAACCAAGAATCAATTAAGTCCGATAAAAGTAAGACTGAATCAGAGTAACCTAATTGGTGATACAATTACTATTACGCTTGATAGTCCTTCACGAAGTCAGCTTGTTTTTTCTTCTGTTATCACAACTATAAGTGATGGGTATTATTCATTCAATTTAGATGTAGCAGACACATCTCAATTAATAGATGATACCTATTTTTATTCTATATCACAGGAAGATGTGGATTTAAAAAAGGGAGTAGTTAGGTTCTTGGATATAAACTTAAACAACACCTTTGATTATACATTAGACTTTACACTATCGTAATGAAGATTCAATTATCTCGCTATAAAACAAATGCAATACAAGGACAAAGAAGGTTAAGCACCTATTATCCAAATGCATTTGACAACCTTTTTTCAAATTACTTAAATTCCCTTTACAACAATAGTCCAACGCATCAATGTATTATTGATGATTTGGCACAACAGATTGTTGGTTTAGGATTAACCTGTGAGGACAAAGAAAAGGATGCAAAATTGCAAGAGTTCTTCAAAAAGAAAAACCTGCTTTCAATTGCTTCAGGTTTATTAGTTCAGGAGAGCATTAGCTTAGAGATTCGCAGAAATCCATTGATGGAGATTAAAGCGGTTGAGAATATTAACGTAGCACATTTCAGAGTTGTAGAATTAGAGGATGGTTATCCTTGCAGATTTAGCTATAAGGAAGATTGGAATCCAAAAAGTCCAATTTATAATTACAAGAACACTTACATAAATAGTTACAATAACGAAGACGCAAAGTCACTTCTTTACTATTACGATTCAGGAACATTTAATACACCTTACGGCAGACCAAAATACCTTTCAGCAGCAGATGCTATTGAATTAGAGATTGCGATTTATATGATGCATAATCACGGAGCGCAGAACGGAATGTTTCCTTCAATGATTATCAGCAAAGAAACAAGTGGAGATGCTGAAATTGACAAACAAGATTCTGTTGAAACACAACATCAAACAACAGGAGCAGCAAATGCAGGGAAGGTAATCACAACCTTTTACCGACAAGGTGGTAATGCTCCAACATTTTCAACACCTAATTTAACAGGTATTGATAAGATTTACGAAAATCAATATGAAACTGCTGAGATAGGAATCTTAAAAGCACACAGGATACCATCAGCTAATTTGATAAGTGGGTTAAATTCTAAAGGTTCAGGATTCACAAGCGAAACAGAAGAACTTGTATTTGCCACAGAGCGAATGATGGAAAAGATAGTCATTCCACGAAGGGAACAAATCCTTGAAATTCTAAGTCCTATATTTTCAGAATTAGAATGCGAAGATGTAAGGTTTAAAGAAGTAAAAGAAGAAGCAGTTGTTTCCGTTATTGATATGCCAACATCTGAAGGTATAGAACCACAAGGCAATGAAACACAAGCTGAACTTGATTTAATAGCAAAAGATAAAGAGGCAAGTTACAACGGAGCGCAGATTTCTTCAGCATTGGGTATAATGACCAACGTAAACGAAGGTATATTGACTATTGACCAAGCGAAAGCATTCCTTGTTCAAATGCTACAATTTACTCCTGAATTAGCGGAATCATTATTTCCTGAAGGAGAACAACCAAGACCTACTCATACAATGCCTGACGGCAGCGTGATGGATGGAGAAACGCATCCTGAAGAAGATTTAAAAGAAACAACGGAAGTAAACGAATCTTTGAAGAATCTAACAGGTAGACAGATGCAAGGCATTGAACGTATAGTTCGGAAGTATGGCAAAGGTCAGTTAACGGAAGCACAAGCTAAATTGATGCTTAAAGCAGGGTATGGATTCTCAGATGAAGATGCTTCAGTTTGGTTAACCAATGAAGAAAACCTTTCTAAAAAAAAAGACTTTAACGATGAGCAAATGCTTGACGCTTTAGCAGGAGAAAAGATAGACTTTAACGATTGGGAATTAGTTGATACAAGGGAAGCAAACGGAGAAAGTATAGAAGATTGGGCAAACAGTTTAATAAAGCCTAAGAAATCATCTATTGAACGTTTAGCTGATTTTATTAAAAGTAAGCCTAATGGATTTAGTTATTTAGACAAATCTTTTTACAAAGTTCGTTACACTTACCAAGAAAAATATAGTTCAGGCAATAGCAGAGATTTTTGCAAGTCAATGATGCGAAGAACAGGAAACGGAGTTGTTTATCGTTTGGAGGATATTGACAAAGCCACAAGAGATGGGGTTAATAAGTCATTCGGTCACAAGGGGTTAGCATACGATTTGTTTAAATATAAGGGCGGTAGAAGCTGTGGACATTTCTTCAGAGAAGAACTTTATAGAATGAAAGACAAAACCGAAAAGTATATTAGCAAAGGAGAAGAGGTTAGCAGTATTCCGAGCAGCTATAAACCAAATCCACGAGGAAATAAAGATTCAAAAATAGCACCTAAAGATATGCCAAATCAAGGAGCATATCCTAAATAAAATTTAAGAAAATGGCAGTAACAATACCTTTACTTATTGGATTAGATGACCTAAAGTTTTACTTAGGCATTACTGAAAACTTTGATTCAAGACTTTTAGAACCTTTGGTAATTCAGTCAACAGACCTTGCAGCACAAAATGTACTCGGAACTTCATTGATGATTAAGCTAAGAAATGATTATAATTCAAACACCTTAGCAGGTTATTACCAAGAGTTATATGATAGCGACAAGGCTTCAGTTATGAAGATGATTATATGGCAAACGTATGTGATGGCTTTGCCAAGAATGCTTTATAAGATAGGGGCAGAAACTATTTCAATAGGAGATACTGACGAAGTAACTTCAATCGGTTCAGATGAATTGGGAAATATGCAAAGACAAGCAACCGCAAGTAAGGTATTTTATGAAAATCAAGTGAAGAATTACTTGACACAAAACTTTGGAAACATTCCTGAACTTGCAGTTAATACTCCTGAGTATATCAGAAGCAACAGAACTGAAAGCTATTCATCGCAAGGAACAACTTATTCAATTAACAAAAGATACGAACTATAATGGCAGCAACTAATATAACCTTTGACGATAAAATTTTAGGACAAGCAAATGCTTTACCTGAAAATAAGAAATTGACATTCACAAATGCGAATGAAATAAAGACAGTTGTAAATAATAACGCAACCGAATTGACTTCAACGCAAAGTAATGTTGCCACAAATACAAGCGGAATAGCTACTAATGTAACTAACATTGCTACGAATGTAACTAATATAGCTACTAATGTATCTAATATCTCTACAAATACAAGCGGAGTTGCTGCTAATTTGTCAAGCATTGGCACAAATACAAGTAACATTGCAACTAATGTAACTGACATAGAAACCAACACTTCAGGCATAGCTACAAATGTTACAGATATTACGACAAATAGAAATGACATTGCAACGAATGTTTCTGACATTTCTACGAACACAAGCAACATTGCTACCAATACTTCAGGCATTGCTACAAATGTTACTGCCATAGATGCAAACGCTTCAGCATTAGCAGGGAAAGCAGATTTGACAGGAGCAGTTTTTACAGGTTCGGTTACTTCTCCTGATTTTATCGGTGATTTAAATGGAGCGGTTAGATTTGAAGCAAAGAATGCAAGTGGTTCAACTTTGTTAAAGGGAAAGGTTGTATCAATTACAGGAGTTAGCGGCAATGAAACTTTAGTTGATTTAGCAGATGCTGACGATGTAGCGGCAAGACCTGCTTTCGGATTAGTTTTCGCAGACGCAAATAATAACGCAGCTTGTGAAGTTGTAACCTTTGGTAATCTATCAGGATTAAATACATCAGCATTTAGCGAAGGAGATACTTTGTATGTTAGTACTGTTGCAGGCGAATTAACTTCAACTCCCCCAACAGGTGAGGCATCCGATATTCAAAATGTTGGAAAGGTAATCCGAAGTCACGCAAGTGCAGGTATTGTAAAAGTAATTGGAGCAGGTAGAGCAAATGCAACACCTAATCTAAATTCTGCAAAGATGTTTTTAGGAAATGCATCTAACCAATCAGCATCTGTTGCAATGAGCGGAGATGTTACAATTGATAACACAGGAGCAACAACAGTAGGAACGATTAACTCAGTTCCTGTTGCAACTATTACAGGAGATATAGCTACAAATGCAAGTAATATTTCTACAAACACAAGTGCAATTTCTACTAATGTAACAAATATTGGAACTAACACAAGCGGAGTTTCTACAAATGCAGGAAATATCTCAACAAACACTTCCAACATTGCTACAAATACGAGCAATATTTCAACTAATACAACTAATATTTCAACCAATACAAGTAATATTGCAACAAATGTTACGGCTATTAGTAATAGAATTGAGAAGAATGTAGGAGCAACATATACAACAAACGCAATAACCGCAGTAACACAAGCTGAGTATGATGCTTTGACACCTGTGGCAACGACAATTTATTTTATCATCTAATATGAAATTAGGAGCAAACGATGTAAGTGGGGTTAAGATTGGAGAAACTGATGTAAACAAGGTTTATCTTGGAAGCAATTTAGTTTGGGAAAATGGAACTCCATTTATCACTTCGTGGAACACAGGCAATACAGGAGTAAGTAACTCAGACCAAGTTAAGCTACCAATAATAGACGGCTCAGTAGTTGACTTTAGTATTAATTGGGGAGATGGCAATGAAGAAACAATTACAGAAATTCCTGTTGGTGGAGTAACTCACACCTACGATTCTGAAGGAACTTACACTATTACAATGCTTGGAAGTTGTGAAGGTTGGACATTCCAAAATGGAGGTGACCAAAAAAAGATACTTGACGTTAGTCAATGGGGAACTTTGTTTGAGGCAATTACAAATGATGGTGCATTTAAGAATTGTACGAATATGGATATTTCGGCAACTGATGGTGTTAAGTTTACTACTTTTTACGAAATGTTTCATACACAAACATTAAGCACTGCAATGGTTGGAAATACAGGAATTGAATTGTTTGATGTTTCAGAATGCACAAGTTTTTACAGAGGATTTAGAGGTCGTAGTGGACTTGCTGATAGGGATTTTAGTTCGTGGGATACGTCAAGTGTAACAAATATGGAACAGATGTTTTATTTTTGTTATGCATTGCAAAATCCATCATTTAATAATTGGGATGTATCTAATGTAACTAACCTTGGTTATTTTATTGCAGGAGTATACAATGTAAGTCTTTTAAACACGCCTACTTTTTTAAATTGGGATACATCAAGTTGCACTACTTTTAACAGAATGTTTTACCGACAAAGGTTTTTTCAAGGAGATATTGACCATTTTAAGACAACTTTACTTACAACTTCAACTTCTTTTAGCAGTATGTTTGAACTCAACTTGAGTAACTTTAATCCTAACTTTGTGTATAACCCTGCGGTTGATTCCGATGTTTGGAACACATCTAATGCAACTCACTTTGTAAATACTTTTAGGGATTGTAGAGCAATGAACGGAGGGTTTCTTGAAACTTGGGATGTTTCAAGTGCAGTAAGTTTTCAAAATATGTTTTACTTTTGTCGTCAACTTACAGATGCAGATTTTAGCGGTTGGGATATTACAAGTTTAACAACTGCTCAAAATATGTTTTTATATGGCTCTCTTACAACTGCAATATACGATGCTTTATTAATCGGTTGGGCTGCGCAAAATGTAAATAGTAACGTATTGTTTCACGCAGGATTTACGACATATACATTAGGAGGAGAGGCAGAAGCTGCAAGGGATACATTAACTGACACCTACAATTGGACTATTACAGATAACGGAGGAGTATAAATAAAAAAACTATGGCAAAATCAATAATAAAACCAACCAACAAAACTTGGTACTTAGCAAGTTCAAGCGATAGGACTATAATCCATTGCGGATTCGTAGAGGAGAATCAAGTAGTAACAACAGGGCAACCAATTTTAGAAGAGTTTGCGACTGAGGAATTACTCAGAGCAAGAGTTGATTCTTTGAAAGGCGATGGATATTATCAAGATAATTTTTACATAGAAATATAATACATATGGAACAGTTTTTAGATTTGATAAACAAGCACGGATTTAGCACAGTAATAGTTGCAGCTTTGGCTTTTGGTTTTATTTTAAATTATAAAAAAATCACAGGGTGGATTGTAGCAACGATTCAGGCAGCGGCAATTGTAAGAAATCACGAAGCAACGATTCAAGAACTCAAGGAAGAAATTGCAGTTTTACGACAAAAGTTAGAGGAGTACAACGATATCTTAATGAAGCAAACAGAAACTATTGCAAGGTTGGAAGAAAGAATTGTATTGACTGCAAAGAAAAGAGTAAACAAAAGAAAGCAAAATGAAGATTAAAGAGTATTTTGACATCAAGGAATTAGTTGATGAAAATGTTTACAATCGTTATGGTGAAGGTGCTTGGAAATTCTTTGACGATAAACTGCTTGAATGTTTGGTTATCATTCGTGAGCATTTCGGCAATCCAATTACAATTAACAATTGGGCATTTGGAAGTACATTTAGCCAAAGAGGATTGCGGCACAATCAAAGTCCTATGGTAAAGAATAAAAAAAGCATCTATTTGTCTGCTCATATGATGGGGAAAGCATTTGATTTTAATATTGAAGGGGTAACACCAAATGATGTGAGAGAGTGGATTAAAACGCATCCTGATAAGTTTCCTTGTAAGGTAAGATTAGAACGCAATCTTAAAGGCAGTCCGATAAATTGGGTTCACTTAGACGTCTACCAAGATGCAAAGAATCCAAAGGTTTATTTATTTGATGTTTAACTATGGAAAAGAAATTTAAAAATACGAAACTTGGAAAATTTTTGGCAGATACTGCTCCTCATATACTTAGTGTCGCAGGTGATTTATTACCTGACGCAGGGGTTTTGGGAATGGTTAAAAATCTTATTGACAAAGACGAATCAATTAGTCCTGAAGATAAAAAAGTGGCTTTACAAAAAACTCAAGAAATGTATGACCTTGAAATAAAAGACAGAGATTCTGCACGAAGCAGAGAGGTTGAAGTAAAGAAAACAGGAAGCAAGGACATTATGATGATGCTGACAGGTATTGTTGGTTTAGTTTCTTTTCTATTTATTATATACGCAGTAGTTTACGAAGAAGGGGTTTTGCATAATGAACTCTTTGTACACCTTATGGGTATGGTTGAGGGGGTTGTAATATCCAACATCTTTGCATATTACTATGGTTCATCGGCAGAAAAATAAATTTGCGATTTTAAAATATTAGGATTAGCTTTGCTGAATCTTGTTCATAATTTATTATTTTTTTAGGAAAACCCTTGCAACCTTGTAGGGGTTTTTTTATGCTTAAATTTTTATTTTTTTGATTCATTTATTATTTGTATATTTGTCCAAAATATAAGATATGAAGATAAAAGATTTACAAGAAGGGGTTAACATTCACAAAGGATGTAACCTACCAAACTATGATGATAGCTATACAGTTGTATGGGAGTTGAACAGAAACGTCTTAACCAATTGGATTTCAAGGATGCGATTCACAGGCGAAGAAGAATGTTATTTAAGCGTAACATTAAACGAACAACGACAAGTTGTAATTCCTTCCATAGAACAATCAAGAAACAATTACATTAACGGCAAAGCAGAAATGTTGAGCAGTTGGAATACTAATAATTAATATAATAATTAATAAATAAACAAGATGAATACAGAAAAATTAATGAAATCCATAACCATTCAACAAAATGCGTTAAAGGTATTAAATTCTACTTTGTTAGATTCAGAATGGGTTGATGACGATAATTTAGAAATTTGGAAAAAATTAAATGCTTCAATTAAATCTCTTCAGGAAGCAAAAGTTATTATTCACGAAAACAAAAAAAAGTAAGATGAACCGAGAAAAATTAATTGAATTGTACAAGCACTACGAATTAACAAGTAGTGATATTTTTAAACATCAACACTTCACAATTATCACAAGAAGTGGCATTGATAAAATCCAAGCCAAAGAAAAAATATTTATTGACTATGAAGTCATAAAATGTGAAACCAACTTTGCAGTTGTAAAAGCCAACGCATCAAAAGATGGTGCAAAGATTCAGACCTTTGGTAGTGCATTGAAAGGTGATAGCTTTAAAGATTCAAATACCAATTCTTGGTATGTTATGGAAATGGCTGAGAAGCGTTCAATGAGCAGAGCAGTTCTAAAGCTGACAGGCTTCTATGAATTAGGAGTATTTGGCGAAGATGAATCAGAAGATTTTAAACGAAAATAAGATGGCAAAAGAATTTTACGTTAGGTTTAGCGAAGATGAATATATGTCTATACCTGTTCCATTTCGGTCAAGAGCAACATTCGTGGATAACGATTATGATAGCTATAAGGATGACGAAAGGTTTAAAGCCTTGTACAAGGTCTATAAAAAAGCCAAAAGGCAGTTAGAAGATTACAAATTTGATTTAAGAAATGGGATTTAAAGAATATATTACAGAGTATTACGGAAGTTCAGATGACGTTATGTTTGCTGATGAACTTGATGATGCCATAATAGGGTTTGATCCAAATTTGTGGAAGGTAGTTTATAGCAGAACTAAGTGTATAGACATCTGCATTAAGGATGGTATGAGCGAAGATGAGGCTATTGAGTACCTTGATTTCAATACCTTTGGTGGATATGTCGGAGAAAAAACTCCTGTATGGGTTGACGATTACAAATTTGATTTAAGAAATGGATGAAATTTTATCAGAAATCTATGAGATAGTCGAGGCTTATCAGTCAGGGCAATATAAAGACCTATATGAAGGTCATAGAAAGTTATCTTGCAATATGTTGTTTTTAGCAAGGGAGCAGGTAGAAGCCAACCAAAGGCACAACGCAGCATATTATAATTCTAAGGAGAAAACAAACGCAGGAAAAGAACGTGAAGCTGACAAGTTAGTTCCTGAACTTTACCTGTGTCGCAAGATAATGGATGCCGCCAAAGGAGTATCTATTGCTATGTCCATTGAATTAAAAATGAATTGATACTTGTAATTGAAAAAGTATTTGTATATTTGAAAAAAAATATAAAGTTATGACAGGACAAGAATTGAACAACCTACGATTGAAAGCTGAACTAATGCTTGACAAAGCAAACGAACTTATAAGGTTTTGCGATATGGTAGAGAACAGAAAATCAGTATTAAGAAAGCATTTCAATTTGCTTGACGAAAAAAACATTGCTAAATACAATCACGCAATTAATAGAAAGCAGGTTTTGATAAATTCACTTAAAATGGATTTGCAATGTATAAATTA